AAATGCCAAGTATTGTTTCAACCGCGCAATTGCGCAGCATTCTTGGTGTTTCCGTTTCCCTATATCCTGACAGTTACCTGGACGAAATAATCAACACCGCTGAAGCGGTCATTTTGCCAATGTTGGTCGCAAATACAAACGCCGTCAATGCTTATGAATTAACAGACAACGTGGCAATTTATTACACCCAACGTGAACACCATTTTGTGGCTGGTCAATCAATTATTGTGACGGGATTACCCGCACCTTTCAGCGCAACAATCACAGTTGTTAAAACAGGCGTATTTCATTTCACCGCTGCAATCACAAATGCAAATGTGACATTGCGCGACATTATTCCAACAGGCACGGCCACACTTTCAGGTTATTCAGCCGTTGATATTTATGCCAATTCACCACCTATTGAATCAGCCATTTTGGCAGTCAGCGTTGAAGTCTTTCAATCACGCGTGGCCGCTGGTGGAGAAATCCAGGGCGTAGATTTTGCCAGCACGCCATATCGCATGGGTAGAAGTCTGACCAACCGTGTCAGCACATTACTTCAGCCGTTTCTTGATGTTGAAACGATTTGTCAATGACCGCATCAACAATTGCTGACACACGCGCCGCATTGGCCAACGCATTTTCTGCATTGTCTGCAAATGTTTACGCATCAGTTCCCGAATCGCCCATTCCACCAGCGATCGTGTGCGTTCCAAATTCACCCTACATGGAAGTTGTCTTAATTGGTAAAGCACAAACCAAAGTCAAACTTAATTTTGCAATCACTGCCATTGTTGCTTCCAATAGCAACGCAGGTTCATTAGATAACCTGGAAAAACTAATAATCGGAATTCTTGCGGCAATGCCCGCGGGATACGTTGTTGACGTTGTTGAAAAGCCAACAGTGTTGGAGGTTGGGCAATCCCCAATGCTTGTGGCTGACATCAACGTTTCAACTTACTACACACAGACAATCTAAGAAGGAGAAGAAATGGCCACCACAGTAATAACTGGGCGCGATGTCACCTTTACTATTGGTGGCAACAACTTTGACGCACAGGCAACTTCAGCAATTCTAAGCAACTCACCAACAATGGTTCGCTATCAAACCCTTGACGGTGTAGTCAATCGCCACATTGATGATGAATTCACTTTTGCAGTTGAGATGCTTGCAGACTGGGGCGCATCACCTTCATTGTGCGAAACACTTTGGGGCGTTACCGAATCAGCACCAAACACAGGAATCACAACAGTTTTGACCGCATCAACTGGAGCAGTCTTTACATTCTCAGTGTTGCCAGTTTATCCAAGTGCGGGCGGTGCTGCACCTGATGCACAAACCGTTTCAATGTCATTTGTTGTCGTTGGAATACCTTCAGAAAACTTCAGTTGAACCAAACAATCGGGAGACAAAATGAAACTACCAATAACAATTGAATATAACTCAGGGGAGTCAGCCACGTTTGTGGCTGCTCCACCTGAGTGGGTAAAGTGGGAAAAGCACACAGGTCACACGATCAGTCAAGCACAAGATAAAATTGGAATATCCGATTTGGTCTTTTTGGCTTATCACGCCATGAAGCGGGAAGCCGCTGGCAAACCAGTGAAGCCAATCGAAGCATGGACAGAAACAATTTCTGACGTGGTAGTTGGTGAGGCAGACCCAAAAGTTTCGCAGTCGGAAGTCTAGGCCGAATCATTTGGGAACTGGTCATTGCGACTGGATTACCAAAATCAGAATTTGAAACGGCTGAAGATATACTGACTGCAATAGAGATTTTGGAAAGGCGGGCAAATGGCAACTGATGCAATCAGTTACGACAAAGCGGAATTGCGTGCCATTACCCGTTCTTTCAAAGCAATGGACGAAGAAGCAATTTCACAAGCCAAAGAGAAATCTTCAGCATTGGCCGATTATGTTCGTGGGCATATCATCACGGCGGCTGGCAGTCGCACGCGTAATCGCCTGGACAATCGTGTTGCTGAAGGTTCAAAGGTTTCTAAGTCGTCCAAAATTGGTGAAATTTCATTTGGTTTTGCTGGTCAAAAATTAAGCGGTGGCGGCACGACTCAACAACTTTGGGGCGGTGTTGAATTTGGTTCAAATAAATATAAGCAATTTCCAGTGTGGTCAGGCCGTGAGGGTCGCGGTTCCCGTGGCTGGTTTATTTATCCAACATTGAGAAGCCTTCAGCCTGACATTTTAAAACGTTGGGAAGAAGGATTTTCTGAGATAGTTAAGAGGTTTGACTAATGGCAGGTAGCCGCACGCTCAAACTTTCCATTCTTGGTGATGTTGATAATTTAACCAAATCGCTAAAAACCGCCACAACTGACGTTGATTCTTTTGGCGACAAAATGGGCAAGGCAGGGAAAGCCATTGGTGCTGCATTTGCGGCCGCCGCGGTTGCCGCTGGTGCCTACGCAATTAAAATTGGCATTGACGGCGTAAAAGCCGCTATTGAAGATGAAAAAGCACAACTCCAGTTGGCATTGGCCTTACAAAGTGCCACAAACGCCACTGACGGCCAAATCAAGGCCACTGAAGATGCAATCCTGCAAATGTCTTTGGCAACTGGTGTTGCTGATGATGATTTGCGCCCTGCACTTCAAAGGCTGGTTGTTTCCACTGGAAGCATCACCAAAGCGCAAGAATTGTTGGCATTGGCACTGGACGTTTCAGCCGCCACAGGCAAACCCCTGGAAACCGTCACAAATGCCTTAGCCAAAGCCAATGACGGGCAGACAACTGCCCTGGCCAAATTGGGTGTGGGCATTACTGCCGCCCAAGCCAAAACAATGTCATTCACAGACATTCAAGGCAAATTGACAGATTTATGGGGCGGGGCAGCAGGCAAAAGTGCTGAAACATTTGAAGGCAAAATTGCACGGCTAAGCGTGGCATTTAATGAAACCAAAGAAACAATTGGCGTTGCATTGCTTCCAATCCTTGACACATTGCTGACCTTTATTAACACAAATGCACTGCCAATCGTTAAGGCATTCAGCGATTCATTCAGTCTTAAAAGTGAAACTGGTTTGGGCAAAACGATCACTGACGTTGCAGGTGCAATAAAGTCATTTGTGATGCCAATTTTTGACGGAATGAAATCTGCATTTGATAAAATCAAATCAACAATCACAGAAAACAAAGATGAATTTCAAGCCTTTTTTGATGTCATAAAATATGCGGCACCTATCATTGGAAGCGTTATTGGAAAAGCGTTTGATTTAATTGGTTCAATTGCCAGCGTTGTTTTGAATTTGATTTCAAACGTTCTTGCAGCCATTAAACCATTGTTGAACACTGCAATTGACGGCATCAATCTAATTATCAAAGGCATCAATTTAATTAAACCAGGCGAAGATATTAAGCCAGTAGCAAAAATTGGTGGACAATCATTTGCCACAACTGGAACCCCTGGTGCAATTTCAGGCGGCGGGGGAACAGGCGGGACAACTGGTGGCGGCTTTACTGGTGGAGGAACCACGGGCGGTGGAACGACTGGCGGGGGTGGCGGTGGTGGAGTTACGGCTGCCGTGGCATCAGCGGTTGCGGCAACAAAGGCCGTGGCAGGTGGGGGATTCACTGATTCACAAAACGCGGCACGTCTCATTGCACAAGGCGGGGGTGGTTTTACCGATTCCCAAAATGCTGCACGATTAGCCGCACAAGCACCACAAATAAACATAACCGTGAATGGAGCAATGGACAAAGAAGGCACTGCACGCACATTGGTTGAAACGCTTAACAATGCTTACTATCGCGGCACAGGTGGGGCAAATAGTTTGGTCGGAATATGACCCAATGGAATCCAATTTGGAATGTTGAAATTGACGGTGTTTCATACACCAGCGCAATTCTTGCAAATTTAACCATTCGCAGTGGTCGCACAAATATCTACGAACAAGCGCAAGCGGGTTATATCAACCTTCAATTGATAGACATCAACCAAACCACAATACCCGTTTCAATCAATTCGACTATTTCAGTTCAAATCAAAGATTCAACAGGCACATTTGTTGCAATTTTTGGTGGCAATGTTGTGGATATTGGGCTTGAAGTCAGGGACATTGGCGCAACCACTTTCACCCAAACTTACTCAATCATTGCATTGGGTGCATTGGCTAGGCTTCCAAAAGCCTTGACTGAAGGGGTGTTGTCAAAAGAATTTGACGGTGACCAAATTTATGACATTTTGAAAGATGTTTTGTTTTCAACTTGGGCTGAAGTTGCAGGCGTTCAAACTTGGGCAACTTATGACCCAACAATTACTTGGGCAAATGCTGAAAACAATGGCTTGGGAGAAATTGACCGTCCAGGCAATTATGAACTTGCGGCGCGTTCATCAAGCATTACTGATGTTTATTCTTTGGTTTCAGCATTGGCCACCAGCGGCTTGGGTTACATCAGCGAAGATTCATTGGGCAGAATTGCCTATGCAGATTCGACACACCGCACCCAATACCTAGCGGCCAATGGTTATGTTGACCTAAGTGCCAATGAAGCACGGGCAGCAGGTTTACGAATTGACACCCGCGCAGGTGATGTGCGAAATGCCGTTACAATCAAATATGGCGCAACTTCCAGCAGCGAAGAATCTGCCAGTGATACGGCTTCAATTACAACGTATGGTCAATTGAGCCAAATTATTTCAACAACCCTGCACAACTCAGTTGATGCGCTTTATCAGGCCAATTTTTATTTATCCTTGCGCGCCCAACCATTTCCAATTTTCAGTGACATCACATACGACTTGACCAATTCTGAAATTGATGATGCCGATCGTGACAATTTGTTGGGCGTATTCATGGGAATGCCAGTGGCATTGGTTGATTTGCCAGCCAATATGAATTCAGGGGTTTTCCAGGGGTTTGTCGAAGGCTGGTCATTTCAGGCCAGTTACAATCAAGTTTCAGTCAGCCTATTGATGACACCGTTGGCTTATAGCCTTCAGGCAATGAATTGGGCTGACGTGCCAATTACTGAAACATGGTCAAGCGTGTCGCCGACACTCGACTGGGAAAATGCAACAATTGTTGCCTGATAAGGAGAAAACATGACAAACCCAACGTCCAATTTTGGTTGGCAAATGCCAACGTCAACAGATTTGGTGACTGACCTTCCAGCGGATTTTGCCGTTTTTGGTCAGGCAGTTGACACATCAATGGCCGACCTTAAAGGCGGCACAACTGGCCAAATCCTTTCCAAAGCAACTGCCACTGACATGGACTTCACATGGATTACAAATGACGTGGGTGACATCACCGCCGTCACTGCTGGCACTGGTATTTCAGGCGGTGGCACATCAGGTGCGGTCACAATTACAAACTCAATGGCCACAGAAATCACAGCAAAAGGCGATTTAATTGCTGGAACAGGTTCAGCAACTTTCGATAATCTGCCCGTGGGAACAAACGGCCAAACACTTGTGGCGGATAGTACCGCTTCAACAGGATTAAAATGGGCTACGCCTGCTTCAAGTTCACCCGACTATCAACTTATAAACGCAGGCGGAACTGCTTTAACAGGTTCTACAACTATCACAGTCAGTTCAATTTCTGGCAAAAATGATTTACTAATCTATGTAGATTCCGCTTCAAGTGCAAATGCGGCTTCTAATTTTACACTCAGATTTAATTCAGATTCAGGCAGTAATTATTTAGATGTTGGCTTAAATGATACTGGCGGAACTGTCGGAAATGAATCAAATGCGGGCACATCATATCGACTTGCAAAACAAGGAAACAGCGCTGCAAATATTGTTTGGGGAATTGCTAGAGTTTCAGGAGCAAATGCAACAGGATACAAACCTATCGCGGTAAGTAGTGCGGGAGCAGGTTCTGCACAAGTGGCTTATAGCACACAAGGTTATTATAAAGGCACTTCAGCAATTACTTCAGTTTCAATCATTTCAAGTACGGGTAATTTCGATGCTGGCACTATCTACATTTACGGAGCATAAAATGACATACTATGAAAAAATTATCGACCTCAATACTGGCGAAGAAACATTGCGTTCTTATACCGCAAAAGAAATTGCGGAAGTTGAAAAAGCAATTACAGAAGCAGAAGCCAAAGAACAAGCCCAAGCAGCAAAGGCACACGAAAAGGCTGCTTTGCTTGTCAAGTTAGGCATCACTGCCGATGAAGCAAAGTTACTGCTTTCATAGTGGAACACTTGACTGAGATGTTTCCAAAAGGCACGTCAGCAGCGGTCATTGAGTTGGCTATTGCTGAAGTTGGCACCGTTGAAGAAGGCGACAACCTGACCAAATACGGTGAATTTACCAAGGCCAACGGTTTGCACTGGTGTGGAAGTTTTGTCAATTGGGTTTTTGCAAAATCTGAAGTCAAGATTCCTTCATGTGTTTCAACTGCAATGGGTGCGCATAAGTTTAAAGAAATTTCACGTTGGTCAAATATGCCGCAATTAGGTTATTTGGCTTTCATGGATTTTCCACATGACGGCGTTGATCGTGTAAGCCACATTGGAATTGTTGTTGGCTTAATGGAAAACAACCAAGTTTTGCTTATTGAAGGAAACACATCAGGAACAGGCGACCAAAGAAACGGTGGCATGGTCATGGTAAAGGTTCGCCATTACGGTGAAGGAAAAGAAGTGGTCGGGTTTGGGGTTCCTAAATTCGCACCATACAAGGGTGACTTTCCAACGGTCGCCATTCCAACTTCGGGAGTCAAACCAAAGAAGGAGAAAAAATGGACAAAGCCAAAGCCTTAGCAGCATCATGGGGGCGTAGTTTTTTAGCATCATGCATTGCCGTTTATATGGCTGGGATTACTGACCCAAAGGCAATTGTTTATGCTGGCCTTTCATCAGTTTTGCCAGTCATTTTGCGATACATCAACCCTAAGGATAAAAGTTTTGGGGTCACTGGGGAATGACATCAAACGAATGGGCGGCCGTTATTGGTTGCGTTCTTGCAATCCTTACGGCCGTTTATTCGGCAATGCGTTTCATGGTCAAATCAGTCATGCGGGAGTTGCTGCCCAACGGTGGAAATTCACTTAAAGACCAGGTAAACCGAATTGAAGCGCGGTTGGATTCCCTGGTGGACAAATTGTTGGCCGACACGCCCTAGAACACGCGGGAAGGTTGATTTTGTCAGTTGTGTGCTTCACCCTTATCTAAGGCAGTCAAACAGGCGGCCTAGATTCGGGAGAAATCAAAAATGGTTCTTGACCTTTTAGACCCACAGACATTGCGGGCGTTATTGCTTATTGGCTTGTTGTGCATCATGGCAGCGGCCACAGGTTATTCAATGGGATACAAAGAAGGCCACCGTGAGGGTTACGGCCGCGGCAGGGCAGTCAGTCGCCATATTTCATCAGCCAAAAGGGCGGTGAAGTAATGGGGTTCCTTGACAATTATGAGGGTGTTGCCGACCGCATCAAGCGTTTTTGGGCAACATATCCAAACGGTTCAATTCAAACGGCCATTGTGGACTTTAATGCTGAAAAGGGTTATGTGCTTGTTCAATGCACAATTTATCGTGATTTGGGCGACATCAAACCAGCGGGCGTTGATTACGCTTATGGATACATTGCCGCTTTCAATCCCAACATGCGCCGTTGGTTTTGCGAAGATACGACCACAAGCGCAATTGGACGTTGCATTGGCTTGGTTCTTGGAACAGATACCAGGGCAACAAAGGAAAACATGAGCCAGGTGGAAGGTTTGAACACATCAACGGCCAAAGTTGCAACGGCTGATGTGTGGGCAACTAATTACATTGAAAACGAAATGCCCACGATCGGTTTAGTCGTTGAAAATATCGCTGCACAACTAGGCGGTGAAATGGTGCCTGAATCACCACAATGCAGTCACGGACACCGTATTTGGAAAACTGGAGAAGGCAAAAACGGAAAAGCCTGGGGCGGGTTCTTTTGCACTGAAAAGAGCAAGGCAACCCAATGTGCGCCTAATTGGCACGTTTTGACATCAACAGGAAAATGGGAGCCACAAGTATGAACAAAAACAAACTAGTGAAAATCCTGGTCATTATTGAATTGTTTCTTTTGGCTTTATTGATTTGGGTGGCATTCTTATGAGCGATTATATGGAGTTAATAGACCCCAAAACAATGGTTGGCACATTGCTGAAAAACGGAAAAGTGGTTGATTCTTACAAAGTCATGCAATGTGATAGTTGCGCACTGATTCAAAAGTTTGATGCGTTTGGCTATCAAAAAGCCGCTGAAGATAATCCCGTTTGGTTTTGTTTCGGGTGTAGGGCTAAACGTTGAAAGTCACGCTAGACCGCGAGGAAGCCTTGATGTGCCACATAAGTGCTTGGATTATGGCCAAAAAGTATTCCTGGAATGGCACTGGCACACAACGCACTTACACCAAAGAAAAAACCTTGCATGAATCAATTGCACAAGATGCTGAAGCCATTGGGAGTGAGTGGGCAGTGGCCAAATACTTCAATCTTTCATTTGACCCTTTTGAAGAAAAAGGAAAAGAAAAGGCTGATGTGGGAAAAGGCATTGAAGTGCGTTGGACTAAATACAGTGAAGGTCAATTGATCGTGCATGAATACGACCGTTCCACTGATATTGCAGTGCTGGTCACTGGTAATTCATCAACTGCTTACAACATTGTTGGCTGGATTCCCGTGGCTATCGCCAAGCGAGACAAATACCGCCATTCTAGGCAGCCAAATTGGTGGGTTAGCCAACCGAATCTTCAACCTATTGAAAACCTTGTGAGGAGCAATTATGGAACAACTGCAATTTGAATGTCGTGTGTGCAAAAAGAAAACAACCCAATTGGTTCGAATTGTCACAGACAATTTGCCTGACCATGTAAAGGTTTTAGAATGCACGATCTGTTCGACAATGGGCGTTGCATTGGTTGAAAATAATGCAGGATAGCCTTTTCAATGTGGTCACTGACGGAGTGACTACCAATGATTACTACACGCCAAAATGGCTATTTGACCGCATGGAGTTGGAATTTGATTTGGACGTGGCCGCACCATTGCAAGGCATACCCTGGCTGCCAGCCAAGCGTTGGTTTTGCCAAGCCGATGACGGCCTAGCCCAAGACTGGGGTAAGCAATTGGTGTGGATGAATCCACCTTTCAGCCATGCAACACCATGGGTTCAAAAGTTTATTGAAAACGCCAATGGCATAGCCCTTGTTCCAGTATCACGCTCCAAGTGGTTCGGTGACATTTGGGAACGTGCTGACGGTATTTTGACTACACCGCCTGACTTCAAATTTGAACGCCCTGACGGCAAAAATCAAACAATTAGTTTTCAAACATTCTTGTTTGCTATTGGCGAGCAATCAGTAACTGCTCTTGAACGCACAAAATTGGGCAGGGTGAGATGAATAGTTATACACAGGAGTTATCCACAGGGGTTGATAACGGTGGAAACACGCCCAAGCCCTCGCCTAAGTTATTCACATCCTTGACGGCCTTGGTACGCTGGTTCCGCTTGAAGCGAGACGCTGAGGCGTTTATCTCGCAAGGGCGTAAACGGCTAATGGGCAGGTTCTATGTCATTGCGGCATTGCTTTCAATAACAAGCATTCACAATGCAAATGCAGAGAGTTATTCAATAGACCATTTGAAACTTTATGCACATTCACGCATAGTTAATTACAAAGAGTTTCAATGTTTCAATACGATCATCACGAAAGAGAGTCGCTGGAATTACAAGGCGCACAACGGGTCGCATTGGGGACTGGGACAAATGAAATCAAAGCATTACAGAAATCTTGACCCTTACCGTCAAATAGATGCCAGCATTCGTTATGCCATTCACCGTTACGGCACAATGTGCAAGGCATTGTTGCATCATCAGAAACACAACTGGTTTTGATTATGGCCAGTGCATTACGGGACAATGGTTCAACAAGTAAGTGGCGAAAGATTAGGCAACGCATTCTTGAACGTGACCAATTCACATGTCAGCATTGTGGAATGGAAGGCAATACGGTTGACCATATCCTGCCACGCAGTCTTGGGGGTGGAGATGATGATTTTAATCTTCAATGCCTGTGTTTCAGGTGCAATTCATCAAAAGGCGGTGCCAATCGTCAAAATTCAAACAAGGGGTCATTTTTTAGTAGCACGGGGACAC